TGCTACAAAAAAATCTTCTACTTCTTTTTCAGTTTTCTTCCTACACATTTTTTCAAACCAAAATCTATCCTTTCTTTTATAGAAAGTTTCAACTGTTGCTCTGGTTCTACCATTATACTTATGGTAGTCATAGGAATCTTTAGTAAAATGATTTTTGAGTGCAAGATAAATCTTATAGCAATCAAAGGGCATCATTAAAATATGGGTAGTTTAGCTCTAGATGTTCTCTTTAGAAAATTAAGTTCCTGTGCTTCATACTTAATTTTCTCTTTCAATGGTTTAGGTATAAGTTTAGGAACTGATTCTAAGTCTATACTATTTTGATCACAGAAGTGAACTATAGCATCAATGTAATTCATATTTTTATTATCCAATACAAGTTGCTCAATAGATTGTGCAAATCGTGCAGGACAAAAGAATTTCTTCTCCAATACCTTTTCTAATTCATTGTCCATTAGATTCCTTTCCAGTGTGGTTAGATACAAACTCTTTAATATACTTGACTAGAAGTTTAATATAGTCTTCTTTATTTCTTTTGTCAAATACTTTTACTTCACCATTAGGAGTTACCATAATGGTTATTAACTTAGTGACTGGTATGTTTGTTAACTCATAGTATGCAGCAGCATAAAACATCTCCTGCACAAAATAATTTTCCAACCACTTCTCTGGTTTAATCTTTGTTGAAGTTTTAAAATCTATGACTGCCAACTCTCCTTCATACTCCGCTATACAATCAACTCTACCAGCAAGACCAAGGTACTCTGAGTAAAGAGTCCTCTCTATAGCGTGTATGTTATTTATCTTATCCAGATATGGTGTAGCATGATGAAACATGTACTTTGTAACTGGAGTAAACAAGTCCCAGTTCATATCCTCATTCTCTAGATACCTTTGAGCTGCCTCATGGTAATCAGTTCCTCTAGCAGTTGCTGCCTTGGTTATCTTATTAGCTTCCTTTTCACCTACTTTCCTACGCCAATTTATAAAGATCTGTCTATTATAAAAAGAAGTTACTGATGTAATAGATGGAACCCACTTACCACTTGGTAGTTGATACAATCTACAACCAGGAGTTTCTCTTTTATCTAATTCAAGATCACCTAAAAAATTACAATGGGTAAAACTCATAAATTCAATTCCAATTTAGATAGTAGATATTCTTTACACAAACCTGACCTTACTATGTCCTCTACACCAAACTCAATAATATTTACTGATGGCATAATCCTTAAGATATTCATGAAGTCATGAATACCATTCCTTTCATTTTGTTTAATCAAGTCAGTCTGAGTAGCATCTCCACAGAACATAATCTTGGAGTCTGTACCTATCCTTGTTATTATACTATCTAATTCATGAAAATTCAAGTTCTGAAATTCATCAACTATAACAATAGCCCTATCAAGTGTTGTACCCCTGATGAATGAAGTGCTCCAGAATCCAATAGTCTCCTGTGCTTTGAGGTTGCCATATAACATCTCAAAGTCTGCCTCACTAGGCATCTCAAACATATACTTAACCATATTTTTATATGGTATCTGATATAAGAATGATTTATCCTCATGATCACCAGGTAAGAATCCAATCTCTCTAGTGGCAACAAGTGATCTTACAATGTAGATCTTGTCATAGGGTGTATGTGGATCTAATACATCACCTAGTGCATTGTATAATGTGATAAAAGTTTTACCTGTACCTGCTGCACCATAGGCAACTAAGTTTTTATCTTTAGCATATGATTCAAACAAAGTTTTCTGATTGTCTGTAAGGGCTTCTACATCCCTCAACATATCAGCATTAATTGGTTTCTTTCTTTTCATCTGTTTTGATGTTAATCCAACACCAATAGGTTGATCCCCATTTTTTTTCTTTTTTGGCATATTAGTTAGTCCACATCAATGGCAGATTGAGTTGAAGATTCATAAGATCCTTTCTTAGCTAATCTTCCAGAGATACCTCCAGATTTTTCAGCTTTCTTGAGGACTTCTCCCCATCCAGGATTCTTATTAACAAGTTTATCTCTCCATTCACCCACCTCACCTACACCAGGCATGGTAGATGGATCAGAATAATCTCTTAACCAATCAGGATTATCTTCACGCCACTGGTCCCAGTCATGAACGCTCATCACAACTTCTTTTTGTTCACCAGTTTCTGTGTTAACTACAGGATACGTTGCCATAAAACTTAATAATGTATTGTTATTTAGACCCACTCAAGGGCTTGAGAGACACTGGGGAACTGCTCACAGAATATTCTTCTGCATTCTTCAGCAATATTCATATGTTCCTTCTGTGTCCCATGAGCAGATCTTAGATTGATGTAGTGTATCCACGACCTCACAGAGCCAGTCATGTATAGTTTAGTAGGTGTAGCAAGTGGTAGAACAAATCTAGCACACTCCTTTGCAACACCAGCATCTAACATATCTTTGTAGAGTTTCATTCCATCTACAAAATGTCTCTGCATCTTAAGATCAAAATCTTGAACCACAAAAGGATCTAAGTCATTAATAGAATTTTGTCTATTCTTATCATCCTGTCTTCTTAATTCTGGTAGAGGAATAACTTCACCAAGCATACTACTATCAGCATACCTTTGAGAAAACTCTTGATAAGTAAATGATCTATGCCTTAATATCTGTGCTGCTAATCCTCTGGTAGTTTTAATCTCCAGAGTCATATGTGCTTGCTCAAAGACTGACCAATGAGCGTGCTTTATGCAATATCCTAGCAAACCAGCTACCTTGGGATTGTCCTGATTCTTTGGGTTGCTCACTCTTGCCACGTACCCCATTGTCTCCTCTGCCTTTGGGGTTACTGTTACTAAGTTCACGTTCATGTTGTTTCTTGTCACGTTTCAATTGTTTTTTAACCATCTTAGCATAGAAAATATCTTTCTTACTATACCAATCTGGATGCTCCTTTGCTAATTTTAAAAGTTTCTTTGCTGCCTTCTTGTCCTTCATTCATTCTAGTCTGGATACCCATCATCATCAAACACTTCATCATAATCTGTAAGATGGGGTGTGCTTTTGTATTTATATGCTGACACATCAGAATATATTTCAGATTCTAGTGAGTCTACAAGCAACTTTAAATTCTTTACAATGAGTTTTAATTTATCTCTATCCATTATCTCTTCTTAAAATAGTGATTTACTACCTCTAATTGATCATGATAGCGTGCTATCTTATCCAACTCAACTTGTATTGCCTCAGTGATATCTGAGTGCTCACCAATACCCATTGGATGCTCTAGATAAACTTCAACATTTGCTTGATGTTTTGCTATCTCACCTTTTGCATGTGATTGAACTGCATTAAGCAATTGATCTCTCATGTGTAACATAAACTTATACCTTTTCTATAATTATAGAATAAAAAAGGGGGTATGTAAACCCCCTTAATATTAACTGCAAGGTGCTGCCTTGCTCTTCACCCTAAGACCACGATACATAAGATCATGTCTTTGCTGGTGCTGATGCTCCTCTATGAGCATCTTTCTGTACTCTTCAGTGTCATACTGGACACCACGGTAAGTGACTTGTGCCATTGTGTTACTCCTAAAGTAATTGGATTTTTAGCCCCGTTCCTTTAGTCATGTGCGTCCCATAAGGGATGAACGATCCGTTCCGTGACTTACTTGCGTCTCCTAAGAGATGAACGTTGTGTTAATACTAACACACTTATATTATATAGTCAAGTAGTTTTGTATTAGATGATACAAAAATATCTTCTATAGCTGTGGGTAGTACCAAATATTCCATTCTCTGAATAGATTTTGTTAATGATTCTAAATCATCATCAGGGAGAATAGGTACTTTCTTTTGAAGAATTATCTCCCCACCATCCAATTCTTCATTTACATAATGAACTGTGCATCCTGTTTCTTTTTCTCCAGCATTCATTGCTTGCTCAACAGCATGTAATCCTTTGTACTTAGGAAGCAATGATGGATGAACATTAATTATAGGAGCAGAAAATAAAGAAGGATTCTTAATCACCCTCATATATCCAGCAAGGACTATAAGATCCACTCTCCATGCTCTGAAGAGTTCTATCATCTTCCCTTCATCTTTATGAGGTATTCTTATATGAGGGATACCATACTTTGCTGCTCTCTCTACAGCACCACATTTTTTAGTGTTGTGTATCATCAACACAACTTCATGCTTACTGCATATAGGATTGGTAACTATGTTCTCGAAGTTGGTTCCGTTGCCAGAACACATAATACCTAGTCTCATATGAGTTCTTTGCCTCCATATTTTATGTAGAGTTTTTTTACTTGCTTTTTATCCACACCACAAAGATTTATAGAGTTATGTAAGCATATTCTTATACACTCTCTATCAGAGACAGGTGCTCTTTGTCTCCACCCATGCTCATCAATGATAGTCTTGGCACCAGCAAATCCATAACCAGAATCTGCACCACCTGCTTCTACTTCACTCATTCTTGCAACTCATCCAATCTATAAGGTGAATACTTAGGTTTGTTATGATACTCTTTCAATGCCTCTAGCATAATCTCTTTCAACTCTGCTCTCTC